CAACCTTATAAGTTTGATCGTGATGGGAAACCTATCACGGATATAAAGTCCGGGGGTATAGAATTCTTTTGTGTGGGTGATACCGACTTTTCCGGTACAGCTGATGTATCATCATCAGGACCATTTAAACAAAATAATCAACAATTAGCATTTTAAATATAATGACGGTTAACTATATTAATAATACTCAAAAATAAATTTATAAATATGACTAAATACGCTGATAAACATTGTAATAAAATTAGAGCAGCCTCATTGAGACTGCTCTATATATGGTTTATTAAAAGTATTCCGATGAGAGGATTCGAACCTCCATTTCTTTATAAAGAAGTTTTAACCAATTAAACTACAAAGGGCAAACATATTTTTGAAATTTCAAAAATACGAAAATAGATCTTACAATCTATAACCCAATACAAAGTATTTTGATATACTCTTTGCTGTACTGTAATTGCAAATATAATATATAATAAGATTTCTTAATAATATTTTTTGACTATTATTAAATATTTTAACATATGAAACAAAATACATATATCATTTAAATATTAAATCAGAAAAATAATTATGAGATATAAAATTTAAATAAATAAGAAAGTAAATCATGAATCTATTAAATCTTTCAATATATAAACTCATCCAAGTCTCTGAACTTGATCGCTGGATGAATACGGACATTGATCGATACATGACTTTCCATGACCGGGTTTTTACCTTCTTGGACAGCATTCGTATCGGGCAAAAAGTATCTGTAATGTCCGTGTGTAAACCAGAGTCTTATGAATTGTTCATAAAGCTATGCTGTATGTATATGAACCTGCAAAACATGGACGGTTCGTACCTGGTATTCGATAATGACAATTATACGGTATTGTGGCGACAATGGAGTACCGGGAATAAAACTAAATATAACATTAATCCTGAAGAAAATGAAGAAACAGAATAAGATTATAGTAGCCGTATCGCCTAATGACGACATACGTCGTGAACTGCTGGCTAGAATAACCGTTGATCTCGGATTTGCCCTCACCCCGGGAGATGCTAAAAAGATTATTCGTCTCAGCGTTGATGACATAGACCTTGATACGGCTTACTATGTTCTAGCCCTCAACTATACATTCCGTGGAGCTGTGGTTACTAATCAGAAGTTGTACGAACTCGCGGCCCGGGGACTCGCTGTCATAGTCGGTGCGCGCGCCATTAGCCGTGAATATCAGTTCTTGTGCGAGGCTCACTACCCGTCCGAATACGGACTATGACAGCGCCGTTACATTTATCCTGATTCGGTTCGTTAGAACCGCCGGTACTATTGTTCGGGGCGTTCCTTCAGGGACGCCCTTTTTTCGTTTCCCTCTTTCTCCCTATGGTTTTAAAGTTCATTTTTGAACAATTGGACAGATGGGAAGAGAGCGGGTGAAACTTCACTTGTAAAAAGAAAGATTCTTTCATTCAGATGTGGGGGTATATATATTTATATTTTTATTTTTTTTATTTTTATAAAAATAACTAGTATAAAAATAAGGAAAAAATCTGTACTTCTGTACAAGGTACATAAAAACACTATTTAATTATCTGTTAATTAATAGATTTATGTTCGTACTATTTTCGTACTATTTTGCACACTTTGTCCAAAATTGAACTGTTTTAATAAAAACGCTTAAATACCTGTTTTGTACGCAGTACGATAATTCTGTACGGTTTTTGTACGAAAAAAGTACTGCATAACATTACTGATATTCAGTATTTTAAAAGACTACTCCGTACTGTTGTACTAAATGTACAGTTTTTTTCTGTGTTTTCTAAAGCCTTCCGACTAATATATTAATCGAATTAATTAATTTTTTCAACATTTTCTTGTAAATATCTGATTATTAATGTATCTTAGAAGTTTAATCGGATAAATTCTATGAGAAAGAAAGAAAGATTCGTGTGTTGGGTACCATGCAAACCTTATGTTCTTCAATATTTGAGGACAAACTTTAATGCTCCGGATTCGGAATGGACAGAGATAATTAATTTGTCCCAGGATTCATTTTTACTTGACGCTTTCCGCACGAGACTCACTCGCATGAGTGCTCACTATGATAATCGTTATAATGAGATGACTAAATACAGTTCGGTTGTACCTATTGAGATAAGCAAGGATGATTTTTACCGGTACGGATGGAGTCTTACACCTACAGAAGCTGTCGGATTTTGTAGATTGATAGAACACAGAGTTAAGAACATGTTGTTTACCTACATTGATGTTAATCGTACGTTAGGTGTAAGCATAGCTTATTCTATTAATCGTTTTGCAGATGATTTCGGGTTCACTGAATCGATCTGGAGTTATGACACCATGCGTAGAGAATATAACCGTCACGGAATTAAGGGTTTACAGAATGTATCTTCACTTATTTTTGAACAAACTAAAAAAATAATATTGGTGAACTTGTCGAGAAATGGGACAATCTCACCTCAAGGTAAAAATAATTATGAAACAGGTAATTTTTGATTATGAGAATATTGGAGGACTTACAGAGATCTTCGCTATTCCGCCAAGTGTTGTAAAAAATATACATAAGAATTATGTGACAGGATTGATGGACTTTGACATTATTGACTTATCGGATGTTATATATATACCCGTTTATGCAAATGACACATTCCAGTATTCCGAGGAGAAAACCGATACAGATGCCGGATCTGCCTGGGATGTAGATATTGAGGGGGTGATACCGAAGATATGTCATGAGAATGATGATGTTCTGCAGGAACTTGAACAGGGTGAATGGTTTGTTATCAGTGTAGATTATAATGGAGTAATACATTTATCAGGACGTGAAGATGCTCCGATGACGTTCAAGTGCAAAAGGGGGTCCGGTACATCTCCTTCTTCCCGTAATGGCATTTCATTTACATTTTCCTGTTCGCAGCCGTATCCCTCATATATTGTAAGCAAATTGCCTTAATCTTTTATTTAGAATCGCTGATTTTTCGCAGTTAGGCAGACTCTTATGTCCTTAGAGTCTGCCTGATTTTGTTTTTTTTTTGCCTAAAAATTAAAATTATTATGGCAAAAAATGTAATAGTGGTGTCCGGATCCATTTCTAAGTGGAACGTATCACGCGATTATGTAGATTATTACCTGCGTCAGGCTGGTTCAGGACCGGTTACCGTACAGATTCACAGTCTTGGTGGCGATGTGGACGAAGCTATAGCGATATCTAATCTTTTTGCCGAACATGGCAACGTAACAGCTGAGTTCGTCGGATTCAATGCCAGCGCAGCCACCTTTATGGCGTATGGAGCAAAAGAGATTCTTATTCATGAAGATACATTCATGCTAGTTCATAATTGTAGTATTAGCGTGGATATATACGGGATGCTACAGGCGGATAAGATTGAAGAAAAGATTGCAGAACTCAAGAAAGCTAAAAAACAGGCCGAAGCCATTAATCTTGTTATCGCTAAAAAGTATTTTGACCGTTGCGGACAGAAGAAAGAACTGAAAGATGTATTTCAGTTGATGAATGAGAGCCGTTGGATGCCTGCTGATGAAATTATTGAATGGAACTTTGCCGACAAGGTTTTACCTGGTATCAATAAACCAGGTACAGTATCTAATCAGGTGAGCAATGACCTACAGGCACACGGATTCAAGTTACCTGAGAATCTTGTTATCACGCCACAGAATGATAAATCAATTCTTGACAAGATGGAAGATCTGTTTTCTAAAATGCTTAAACCGTATCTGCACACTGATAATTCATTATCTAACAATAATATTAATACAGAACCTAAGATGAACAAAGAATTCATTGCAGTATGTACTCTGCTGGCCGTTGAAGCCCTGGCAGAGAATGACGGTAAGATTACACTTACTGTTGACCAGCTAAAGACTATTAATGCTAAGATTGATTCTCTTGGAGCTGATCTGAATAAAGCACTTAATGACGTAAAAACTGCCAGTGATACTGCTACAGCAGATATGGCACTTTTAGACGCCATTTCTCCTAAAGTAGCAGAAGTTGATGGCATGGCTGCCAAATGCTCAGTGATCAAAAAAGTGATTGACTCTATCCCTAATTCTACCGAGACCCATAAACCGGCAAACGATGGTAGTGTTGATTTCTCGGATATTGCTACTGATGAGATTAATAGCTACGGCATTAATGACTAACCATTAATTTTTTATTTATATGGATTTTACAAAACCTATTGACATTACCAAGGTCCTCGAAGCTGTAAAAGCCCATCGTGACCTTTTGCAAAGTGTTGACACTTTGTCTGCTGCTGAAGTATTACAGCACTTTACTCCTATCTCGGGTGTGACGGATTCCATCGAACTGGGCAAGTTGGAAGGTGGGACCATTTCTAGTAAATACACCGGTAATTTTAATGCCGGTACCTACCTCGGCCAGGTTGTTCCACGCCGATTGATCGTCCGCCCCGTTGTAATGGAGATGAAGGATGAGCCGGAGCGATATCGTCGTTCTTACATTACCGAGGTTCCTGGAGCTATCAGATCTCAGCATCCTTTTGAACTGTGGATTATTAATCATGGTCACAATCTTGCTTCTCAAGATCTGTTAAACGCCATGTTCGTAGCTAAATATGATGCTGATACAGCTAAGACTAACATTACTGACGCTTTTGATGGCCTCGGTACAGTTATTGACACGTCAAAAACGGCTGGAGATATTGCTACTGGCAAGGGAAATATCCATGCTACAGGTGCTATGACAGTTGCCAATGTAGGTGACAAGCTGCTTGAAATCTGGCGCGCTATGCCTCTCACTTTCCGTCGTAAAAAGAATATTAAGATGTTCATATCTGATTCTTTAGGCGACCTGTATGATGATTGGCGTAAAGCTAGCGGAACTGTTGTTATCGGACTTACGGAGGAAACGGCAGATACAGAGTATCTGTTAGGCACTCAGAAAAAATGTCAGCTTGTTCGTCTTCCTAATCTCCCTGACGGATCTCAGTTCGTTATGCTTACTACTAAAGAGAATGTGTGCTATGGTTTCGATAAGGAAAGCGATTTCCGTTCTATCGTTCCATTCGTCTCTGGTAATCCGTATATGTTCACCGCTGCCGGTAAATACGTAATCGGATTTCAGTTTGTGTCTGTTCATAAGAGTGAATTTATGATCAATGACCAACCGATCACTCCTGTTGTCTAACTCTAATATTTTTAGATTATGATTAAATGCGTTGACTTAGCAGATATAGATGAAGCTCTTGACTGTACTTCCCCTGATAACATGGCGGGTATAGTACCTTCTATCATCTTCGGCTATTGGGATGATGTGGCTACATGGCCGGACTATCCCAGTAAGACCACTGACCCGCTTGCCATGGATGCTGCCGGTGTTTTGGTCGGTGATGTCGTAATGGCCACAGGTTGTAAGGCTTATAAAATGGCTATCCAGGATGGATCAGCTGAATTTAAGATTACAGGACAGGGTGAATCCGGTGGTGAATCTTTCTTATATGACATGAATATCATTCTCCCTAAACTTCGTAAAAAAATCTTCGGATTTGAGAACGCGACCAAGGGACGTAAGATGTTTTTCATTGTTACGGACAATAATGGAGTTAGTTATTTGATGGGAGATAAGCGGCGTGGAGCTGAGAAATCAACTGATGGTAGTTCCACTACAGGCGCGAAAATGACGGATCTGAATCAGACTACACTTCATTACACGTTCTCCAGTCCGCGAAAAGTGGTTTATGAAGGGGATATGAAAACAATTCTCACAGCTGCTACTGCACCGGCTGCAGGAGGTTAAATTTTCTTTTTCTCATATACTTGTTAATTTTGTTCATTAGGTGCCGGGTCTTAGGATTCCGGCACCTTTTTTTGTCCTATTTTGTCAATTCAGATGTCAATATCTTGCAGAAAAATAAACGCTATGGAGTTATCAAAGGATTATTACGAGGCTCGTGAGCAGGCTATAGCCTGGTTAAACGGGAAAAGAGAATTTTCTCAGGGTGTAGATATTCTACGGAAATCAGGGTATAAACCCTATCTAACTCGAACACTGTCTATTCGGGGTGATAACCCTTCATCCAGTGAAATTTTGTTATTCGAGATGCGCAAGATGCTTAAGTATTGGTATGATCCGCAAGATCCGCAACATGAAGATGTTGTTCCGGATACTTCTTCTGATACTGATAAGTCGGATGAAGCGACGGAGAGAACTGATACTGTTTCGGAACAAGATATTGCATCCTATCCTCCTGTGATAGCTAAGATTATTCATAAGTTCAGTGAGTTATATAAGACTCGCAGCCAGCTGCATAGTGAACTCGCCTCGTTGCCTGAGGGTAATTCGGACGAAGTTGTATCAGCCCGACATAAGATTGTCGTATCCATTGAAGGACTGTCAGCCTATATGGATTCACTTTATCGTGTAAAAGCTGCTTTTGAGACGGACGGTACTATT